TACGGGTTCGTTTGTTCCCTTCGTAAGGATGGCGACGCTCGGACTCGATGTTCTTCGGGGACAAGAACAGAAGCCATTTGACGGACAACCGTTCGATGTGTGGATTACGATTGATAGCGATATTGTATTTACGTTCGAACAAATCGAAAAATTAATAGAATCTACGGAGGAACACCCCGTAGTCGCTGGAATGTATCGTATGTCAGACTTGGTGAATTATGCGTTCGTCAAGGACTGGGACGAGACTTATTTCAAGGCAAACGGCACGTTCCAATTCATCAAACCCGAAGAGGTCGCAAAGTGGAAAGAGGAGATGGATGTCAAATACTTCCCTGTCGTGTATAGTGGTATGGGGTTTATGGCGATTCGCAAGGAGGTGTTCGACAATATCAAGTATCCGTATTTTGATTCCGATGTGATGACGATAACAACCGAGGATGGTAAGGTGATACGCGATATTTGTAGCGAAGATGTTAGTTTCTGTAAAAAAATAACACAAGCAGGGTATCAGATTATGGTGAATACGGATATCCGCGTAGGACACATTAAACCGCTCATAATTTAAAAAATTAATTTAATATAGAGATAGCGATAGTTCATCTATGATTGAAATACAGAGTCTGTTTAACTATTTATACTGGCTTATAGAATATATAGGCTATGCGAACTTTATAATCGTTCTTGCGATTCTATACGTCGCATATTATTTACTATCAAATACATTTATGTTTATTATGTGTATCGGAATCGGTATTGCGATAGGCGTATATTTAAGTTATGCGATGCGACAAATGTAATCCCTTATTTTTTCACTTCTTCAATCACATTACTTGGAACAACACCTTCGGGAGTCGCAAGAGGACTCTCGGGTATCACTTCGGGAGTCGCCAGAGGACTCGCTTGAATCTCGGGACTCGCTTGAATCTCGGGACTCGCTTGAATCTCGGGACTCTCAGGACTAACTACGGCTATCGGCTCGACAATCGGTTCTTTACTGCTACTAAATGGCGACATTGACGACAAAGAAGAAAACATAGAGGATTCTTTATCTTCTATGGGTTCTTGATACGGTTCGGGAGGAGGATTATAATTCATTTCGTTCTCGGCATTCATCCCGTTCACTTCGTTTTCGGCGTTCATTCCATTTTCTCCATTAACGCCATCCGTGTTTGCGGTAGCATCGGTAGGAACGGTGGAAGCATTGTTGCTATTGCTACCGCCTCCAAACATAAGCCAATATACAACACTTAATATAATTAATATAAATACAAAAATAGCGATACCTATAAATACCCATTTTAAAGAATCCATCATATTATTTTCAAACTCTGCGGGTGGTTTCTTTGCTTCTTCTGGTGGCACGGGTGGCACGGGTGGAACAGGTGGCACGGGTGGCACTGGTGGAACAGGCACGGGTAGAACTTGTGGAACTGGTAGCGTAGCAGCGGTAGCAGGAGCGGTAGCAGGAGCGGTAGCAACAACAGGAGCGGTAGCAGTCGTAGCGGCGGTAGCAGTCGTAGCGACTTGTTGTGTGTATTTTTCTAAAACATTTATTAAATGGTAATGCTTGATAAGTTCGAGTTTATCTATGATATTTAATATATCCATTATAAAATTATAAGTCTTCTATAATAACATTTCAATAAAAAAATATGTATTTTATTAGAATGAATATAATAAAACCAACATTTGTGTATAAATGGACGAATAGCAAGGAATACACTACGTTTGTATTCGATTCAAGCGGAGCGAACCGCTACGACCCATCCTTCATAGTGATTCAAGAACCCATTTACCAAGACAGTAGCAAAGAAGAAGCGATGAATAAAATCGCCTATTACATCGGCGATAAAACCGCTAAAACCGCTTATTATGCGTGGGTAAATGACAAACCCTTCTTATATACCATCGGGGCGATGCGATGGAAGGGGTATGACGTCAATCCCTTTAAATCGACCGATAGGAAGTCGGACGATATTATTGAGGATAACCATAAAAATTATGGAAAGGCGAAGGAATTGTTTGAATGGACGGACGTCATCAACCTCGTTTTTAAAACCGATTTTAATTATGAAAACAAATACTATTACGACGACATTCGATTTAAAAGTAATAATTACAAGGAGGCGAACGACAGCAGGGTTAGCGAATTATACAGGCTAAACGTCGCAAATAACAAGAGAACCTCAGAGGAATATTACAATGTCGTATTTGTCGCCAAGATAGACGATGTTCCGTCGCTCATCATCCTCTTTGATAAATTAACAACCTCAAATAACACTCAACTCATCCAATATATTACCAGTTTAAACAAAGCATATTATAAATTATTCAAGAACCACACCTTTAAAAACCGTAAGGAGTTGAGCCGTTTATTCAAACTACCGAACGACGGCAAAGAATGTATTCGCATATTTTATACGACAAGAATCGTTATCACAATCTTCGCGACGGGCGTCGTCCATTTGTCGTTTGATTACCCAATCGATAATGGCGTGAAACGAAAGGATATTCACGTATCCGTCGAAGAACTCAACAAATATATTAACAAGGTTTTACATATTAACATCGTATTTAAGGAAAAGTATATTAACGCCCGTATCAAATACAACGCGTATAAAACGAAATTCGACGACCTGAAACGGGAACTCGCGGTATCCACGATATTTACGGGGTTTAAAGAGAATGAGTTTTATTACAAGCGGACGTCGAACTACACCGACAGGAGCGTAATGGATAAAGCGATGAAGAACGATATGAATAATAATAATATTCGAATGAATGCCAAGGATACCGCGGAAGTCCAAGATACGCGAATTATCGTGAAGAAGGAACACAGAGGCTATATGATTGATGTGAAAAATGCCAAATCGTTCTTCGAGTTCGAATGCTTGGAATATTGGGTATCCAAAATAATAGAAAAGGCGACCAGTGCCGACGAAAAGCAGTCTTCGAGCGATATCGTAGCGAAATCCAAAAGTCGCGGAAGCCCCGACGGTAGCCGCGAAAGCCGCGAAAGCCCCGACGGTAGCCGCGAAAGCCGCGAAAGCCCCGAAAGCGAAAGCAGTCTCCCAGACCATTTGAGATATCGCTATATGTCGTCAAAGAGTTCGTCAAGCGGTGGCGGTGGTGGCGGTGGCTACGTCGGTGGCGTAGGCGGTAACGAGAATAATAAATATTTAATAAATAAACTTAAAAATGCCGACAAGACTCTGTGGAACGACAATAATAAATCCCGTAAATGCCAAAAAATCAAACAGCCTATTCCCCTAACAAGGGACGAATACAATGATTTCAAAAGCAAAGGTTTGAATAAGCGGTTTGATAACTTTATCATCCATAATGACAACTATTATATCTGCCCTCGTTTGTGGTGTCCGAAAAGTAATATTCCTCTCGACGAAGGAGACCCAAACGCAAAATGCCCTGCTGCGGACGAAAAACCAATGCGACTCAACGACGATATGAAAAATAAAAACAACCCTCGATATGTCTATTTAAAGAAGAAAGACAACATCCCGTGTTGCGGTAAAAAATTGAACGCGGACGCGGCGGAAGAAGCGGAAGCCGAAGCAGGAGCCGCGGATGCTACGGTTGTTCCCGATGTCGTTCCAGAGCCAAGAAAGGTGAAGCCACCCATACCCGCAAATGACAAGAATTATATTATGAAAAATTATCCTATTTATTATAATAAACGCTATGGTGATATACCTGAGGAACTGTATAAGATACTGTATCCAAGCAATTACAAGGAATATTTAGAGAGTTGCCGTTCGCCCAACAACATCAACAAGAAGCGATGTATTTTAAGGAAGGGGCTAATCGACATCGACGAAATCCCCGAAAAATACGCCAATCGCTATGACAACATCCTCTATACCGTCGCCTATCTATTGGACGAAACCAAAGAGTCCTTTATCGAAACTGTCAAAAGCAAACTGGACGTCGTTTCCTTTATGTCGCTTGACAACGGAAACATCTGTAAAGACTTCGGCGACCGCGAACCCGTCTTATATGAATACCACAAGCAACTGTATAGCGATTTAAAGAAGCACTTGCGAAATCGAAAGTTGAAGATTGACCTGCCGAAGTTCGATGCCAAGGACGAGAAGGCGGTGTTCAAAATCTCGCGTCTCTTGTATATCTACAAGTCCTATCGGAAGTTCATAGACTATCTCTCCGCCGAAAATTACCCTGACGACAAGGGAGTCCAATATCTATATAGTCTAATCGCCTTCGTCTATAAGCGGTTGCTTATCGTTTGGGAGAATACCATCAACTCGAACAGCAATGAGCCGACCATCAATTTGCTCGTCCCCGAGTATATAAACGACATCATATCCTATTACGGATTACAGAAGAAAACCGAAATCATAATGATATTAAAAGAAAAATGGAGGACGGAGGGAAACAAGCAGGAGCAGAATGTCAATCGCGATAACAAACTCTACGAATTGATGAAGAACCGCGATAATATCCAGTTCTACGAGCCGTTAATCATTAAAACCATCAATCTCGAAAAGAAACACATGCCTTTGAGCGATTACCCGAATATCATGAAAATCATCCACTACGAGCCGAACTATACCATCTTTAACAATCTAAAATATATCAATAATCTAATCAAAGATGATAGTTTAAAATATACGATTGATACCATCATCATAAACGACAACTACACGATTGATAAGATAATGTTGCGGAACAACATACTCGTCCGCTTCAACACCCAAGGCATCATCCTGCTACCCTATTTGATAAAGGAACTGCGGATTAAAAACGTGGTATTCTTAGACGACATCGCAGACGCCACGTATAACATCACAATCGTAAATCACATCTACGCCAAGTTCATAAATAAGATAGAGAAGTTGCAAGGTTTCGGGATTGCGGTAGATTGCGGTATAAATACATATAAGGACAACGAGATTACAAAGAGCCGTCTTACAATTCGCAAAGACGCCAACGACAACAAGGGACGCGTGATACTGTTCGGAAAGAAGAACGAATACGAAGAATATAACGACAAGAACACGAATGTCATCCAGAAATGGCTCGATTTGAGATTACGCGTCCTTCACAAGTTAGTCGCCGTTATACCAGAGATTGCGACGTATCCCCGTAGTCCCCGTGTGGAGTTCATTGAACGCTTAGTCGGCTTGTTTGACCGCGACAAATCGAAGATACAGATAATCCTCGAAGAGATACCTGTATTTACAAAGCAGGGGCTGAACGATTGGTATGCCAGTACGCTTTTACACACAAAATACGATTATATTGATGGGTTGTCGGATAACTTTGTAGATAACGGAACTGAACTATTATTCACGCAATACTTGGTAAAGAAGAGGATACCGAATAGCATCCTCTATTATCACGAAGCGAACCCAAATATAATACAAGATATCCACGACGACGCGACCACCACCGTATATGATAACATCTATGATAACCCTGCGAACCCTGCTGCTGCGAACCCTGCGAACCCTGCTGCTGCGAACCCTGCGGACGTCGCGAAGAAACAGAGCGATATTAAGATACCTCGAATGTTTGAAGGAGAAATGAAGGACTTGAATTCGAAATGGACGAAATATAAGAAGAAGATATGGTGGCAATTGAAATATATGAAGAATGATTACGAGCCGGACTTTATCATCGAACTCTTCAATTACTTTAAATCCGTCGATAACGACATTGTAAATGACTACGACGATATCATAAAGAAGACGTTCCGTTATTATAAGCACGAGTTCAATAAAACGGAGGAGGCGACAAAGGAGGCGACCAAGAAAATCAAGGATATCTTTCGAGACCCGTATTTTTACGCGTCTTACGTGAATGCTATGAATCAATTGAAAGGCACGAAGAAAACATTTAAGACATTAGAGATATTCTTAACCTCGTATTTCAATGATAGCCCGATTGCCGAGCGAAACAAGATATTAACGCAGATGAGCGGTTCGGCTGCGTTCGTTTATCACCCGAACGAGATAACTTTTTTTACGATTTCAAAGGTTCTCAATATCACTATCTTTATTATACATAGCAGGGCGGAATATGGAAAGGCGGTTGATGTTAGTAGGAGGGCGGATGAAAAGGACTTGTCTATCACGGCATCGATTTACAAGGCGGATATGGGCGAACTTGACAGACCGCTTTTAATACTATACAGAAAGAACGATAAAACGCACCTCAGTTATTATGTGGTTCGCAATGCGAATCACGAAATCCCCATATATACGGAACTGAAAGACGCTCCCGAAGAGATTAAGACGATGATACTTACCACAAAGAAAAGCGGCACCTATTCGTCGTCGAGTAGCACAAGGACGAGCGATATTTAATGTTTATATAGTGTAGTAGGTAGGTAGAGATGAGTTTAGTAAGTCCTGATAAAATGATTAGTAAGGAATTAAAAGCTGCGTATGATGCATTAATCGCAAGATATAATACAACACAAAATTTAGCAGTTGATAAGGAAAGACGTTCTTTATTATCTGCTCTTTCTAAGTTAGAAAATGAAATATATCAAAGTCATTTTGATGCAGAAGAAAAGAGAGAAGGTTATCAACAAAAAACAAAAGATGATGTAAAAAGTAGTGATGAAATTATAGAAGCATTATTAATAAAAATTAAAACTATGAGTGAAACTATATTTAATATTATAGAAATATTGCCGAGTGATACGCCACTATATCGACTTGCTATCAATAGTGATTACTATTATTTATATAAAAAAAAAGATGGTTTATATTATGAAATAAAGAGACACGATAATGTTGTTGGAGAACAAATAAAAATTATGACACTTAAAAAAAATAAAGATACTTATATGACAACGTTGGAAGTTTTACAAAAGTTTATAATTCAAAAAATTGAAGAATTAGAGGTTGAAATAAAAAAGTATATGAATGAGGACTATATAAT